TCAATATGTGCTTATTCTCGCAGAATTTCGGAGATAGCATTTGTTGATGGTGTATCAATTTTGCCATCATCAATTCGACAAAATTTTTATAGAAACAAAACAAAATGGCAAGCAACTCAAAGAAAAATTGGTAGGAATGGCGAAGTTATTTCAACTGTTGAAAAAAATATTTCAGAAATAATTCCATTTCCAGAAAACTTCGAAATTAAAAGAATATCGACCAACCTAAACACTCACCAACAATGGGTAATTGCAGAACCTGATAAAAATCGTGAAATCAGTATTGATGAAATTAAACAATGTTTAAATGAGTTAGATTTTGATAAGATAAATAAGGTTTACAGTAAACCAATAAATGTAAACTCTGACAATATATTAAGAATAATTATTACAGATATTCACGTTGGTATGGAGACTAATGAAGATGGAAACGGATTATATGGTGAAATTTGGAACGAAAATGTTTTAAGCAATAGAGTAGATGTTATTTTAAAAAAAGTATCGTTATTTGTAAAATTTAAAAAATATAAAGAAATACATTTAATTAACTTAGGTGATTTTATGGATGGATGGGATGGTCAAACTGTTCGCAAAGGTCATAACCTGCCGCAAAATATGGACAATAAAAAAGCATTTAAAGTAGGTTTAAATTTCTTTGTTGATATTTATTCGAGGTTATCAGCATTCAATATAAAAATAGTTATCCACTCTATTACTAATTCTAATCACTCAAATGATTTTGATTATATAGTCAATTATTCAGCTAAAGAAATTTTAAAAGCTAAATATCTCAATATTGAATATAACATTTACCAACGCTTTATAGGGCATTATATTGCTGGAAAACATTGTTTTATAATTTCACATGGCAAAGATGCTAAAAACCTAAAATTTGGGTTCAAACCAATATTAGATTCAAAACAAAAAGACAAAATAAAAGAGTACATTAAACATCATAATCTGGAAAATTATTATTGTACTTTTGAAAAAGGAGATACTCACTTACAATTAATAGACTCGATGTCTATGGATAATTGCGATTATAATAACTATTTAGCATTTTCGCCAGCAAGTGAATGGGTACAAACGAATTTTTCAAAAGGTCGTTCAGGATTCAATATAATGGATGTGAATCTAAACGAAAACGAAAAAGGATTAACTACATTTTACTTTGACTGGCAAAAACCAAAAGACTACGATTATGGACATTAATTATGTATGGATCTTCTATGTAGAAGATGATAGTGGAGAAAGGATTAACATCACAGTTATGAGCGATAACTATGTGAATGCGGTCAATAAAATCAAAGCAATGGGCATCCCATATTTAAAGACGTGGACTAATATAAATGACGCTCTTAAATTAGCTGAAATTTACGAAACCGAAACAGATGAAGAGTTTTTATCAGATTAATACAAAAACTTACCAATAACAAAACCAACAACAAAGCCACCAACTACTGAAGCCGGTGCTATAATCCATGTTTTAATCTTTGATTTCCTAAGCTCTTTTTTAGCTGATTTTTGAAGGCTTTTATAATTTTTAGACTGTTTGTCTACTATCGACTGCATCGCTTGTTTTTGGGCATCTAATTCGATTATTTGACGCTCTAAGACTCCTATGTATGTTCTGTGTTCAATAACATTAGCACTATCTAATAATGCTAGGTCTTTAGCTTGCCTTAATTCATGCTGTAAACTATCATGCAAAAATACACAATTATCAAACGCCCTACCTAAAGAATCTGTTGACGTTGCTTTGACGTGCGGAGTCAGTAACAATAACACGCTCCAAAGGCTTATGATTTTTAATTTTTTCATGTTTCTTTTTTTCTAGTTCTTTTATTTTGCTATCGATTTTTTGAAGTTCGATTTCTAGGCTGTCAAACTTTTTTTCACTTTCTTTTATGATGTACTTTTCAACTTCAATTATTTGAGGCTCTGGAGTTGGTTTAGGTTGCAATCCGATTAACATTAAGCCTATTAGAGCGAAAAAAACAACTAAACCTATACCAATATACTTATAGTTTAAATCCATAGCTTAAATGGCTTTAAATTCACCAGTTAAAAAGTAATGCTGTTCCGATTTTCTTCTACGTTCTAAACCCTTCAAAACTATCATTTCGCCTGTCTTCGGATTGCGAGCCTTGCACCACTTCATAAATTCTAATGAAGCCCCAGCCCTATCGCCTTTGTTGAATAATCTTAATAAAGTTGATTTGGTAAAGTTGCCAACACCAACGTTATAAGCGAATGATGCCATTGAATCTATTTCTCTAGGCAACGGATTTATGTTTTTATTGACATTGCCTAATACATGACTTTTGAATTTAGTGAAATCTATATCCAATAAAGCAAGTGCCTCTGTTTCATCTTTGAGCGAAAACTTAACCACGTCTTTATATGGCGTGGTGTGAGTCATTGGTCTGTTATTCACAGGATTAATTACCACGTGACCATATCCAATTGTCCAAAAGCCAGCAGGGCAAAGCTTGGGCTGTAATCCTATTGCTTTTAAATCGCCATCATGCAGGCTTTCAAAGTGTTTTACTAATTGTAATATGCTACTCATCTTTTATTTTTTTTCTTTATAAATATACTTTTAATCCATTCAATACTCTTTGGTGGATTTTTTAAAAACTTAGTAAAATAAAAAGTAATTAACACAGTTAACAATGCTTTTATAATTGTTATTAAAAGTGAGGTCACCATCAAAAAAAAAAGCCCTGTCAAATCACTTTGATATGTATTAAATATTTCACTTATGCCGACTGCTGAGCCAGCAATAAATGCAAATACACTTTCTACGTTATTATCAAAGTCAAGGCTATAATTATTAAAGCCATTAAGTCCATATTTCCAGCAAAGAAAAACAAAGCCAATAACTTTAATAAACCAAAAAAATTTTCCTATAATTTCCATCCTTGTTTATGTTTTAAATATATAAATAGTATTACTGTTAATGCCATTGGGAACTCGTACCATTGCAATAAAGCTCCAAAGCCCATAATTTCATCGCACAAATTATAAATTGATATTGCAAAAAAACTTTCTGTGACCCAAGTTTTATTTCTAAATGGAATTGAAAAGCAAATTAATGCAATATCGAAGCTAAACCAAAATGCTCTTTCGGCTAAATATTGATTCAAAAAATAAGCTACTGAATTTGTGATTACAAATATAAATAGGCAAACCCAAACACCAAGTTGAAATATATTAAATGCCATTGCATCTGTTAGCTTTGCATCTAATTCACTATATTTATCCCTCCACCACTTCATTATCTGTTTTTTTGTCTTTAGCAATTTGAAATGTATTAAACCCTCCATAGGTTAATAACAATCCAGATAATATTAGCACATCATTTACATCAATTTCTGCGCTACATTTCCAACAAAATTGACGACCTAAATAATAAAAGAAAACCATGCCAACCCCAAGTGTAAAAGATATAAATCGCTCTATTTTCTTTGATGAAAAGTAGCTTTTTTGAGTGCTAAAAGTTAGCAAGCTTTGATTTATAAATTCTTTGAATGTCACTATTGTTATTTTAATTCAAAAGATGTAATAATTTGTTCAATATTTTTAGCCGTTTTTTCAGTCACAGCATCCCCATACTCTTTTATTTCAATCCAAGAATTTCTATACCATTCTTTAATAGCATTTGCTTCTTCGTAGTATTCGTTAAGTGGCTCTTGCGCCCAAATACCTAATTCTGCAAAACTTGTATAGTTGTAATCTGATAAAATCTTATTGAATATATCGTCATGCTGTTGACTAATATCAGTAAGGTGTGCCTCCAAATTCCAATTATTTTTACTCGCTATGATTGCATCATACTCACTTTGGCTTATAAGCCTTTCGCCTTTCTCGTCTATTATTCTTATCATATCTTAATTGCTTTAACTACTATCATGGAATGATTAACTACTGCACCCACATTGCTTGGATTAAACGTCACATATAAATAGTGTTGGGTTGTAAAGTTGGCAGACGCCAACGTGAGGAATGAGTTAAAAACAGTAGTATCATTTGCAATATTAGCACCATTCGTAATGCCATATATCGAACCACTTGAACCGCCTATAAACCTAAAATTTCTAACCAAAGAAATTTGACTTGCTGACCCTGCTGCATTAGGGCCTATTAAAGTCTGTAAGCCTATTGAATTTGCTCCAACACCTCCATCAATAGGAGCTAATACAGTACCTATTCTTAACCTGTGCGAAATTGAAGCGCCCAAATAAGTAGTGATTTGAGCCTGTGAATAAAGCTGTATGATGTAATCAGAACCATCAGTAGGCAATGGGATTGAATAGATTGAGGTTTCTTGAGTTTTGCCAGTTATTATTGTTGTGGTTGTAGATTTAAATAGGATTGTTTCCTCACCACTTATTACTAAATCTGTGCTTCCTAATAATGTATTGCCATTAACAGTTCTAATATTGGATCCACTTACTAAAGTATTTTGTTTGCCATTAAAAGTACTCCAATCTGCACTACTTAAAGCTCCTCTGTTTGCTGCGCTTGCAGTTGGTAAATTGAAGGTATGCGTTCCCGTTGCTGAATTAATTGCAAAATCAGTTCCGCTTGTACCTACTGATAAATTTTGAACTTGGTCAGTTAATCCATTTAAAGCTGTTATTCCTGTTGAAAAAGTAGTAATAACTTGGCATAAGTGATTGTTTTCTGTGTGGAGTGTAATCGTGCGACCGCTATTGTTTACATATATCCTAATTGCTAGCCTATCGGTTGCTAGTAATGCTGTTTGAGGCACCGCTAATGCACTTATATATAAATCTATTGCTGTACCTCCAGTGATGCCTTCAGGGGTTGCTGAATTACTTGCAATTAAAGATAATGTAGACCCATTCCATTTGTATAACTCAAGATAAAATGAAGGCGAACCGCCTCCACTTGATGCGCTAAAGTATGTTTCAAAATTCCAATTTCCTGCCGGTATCTCTAATAAATTTGGGACATTTGCATCCGTAATAAAAGATTGAATATATCCGTTTGTGTTTATTGTAAAATCAGTTCCTGCACCTAAAATTGGGACTCTATCCATTTCTTTAAATGCAACCCCACCAAATGTACCCTGACTTACCGAACCATTCAAATAAAATGATTGTGAAGCCCCTCCACCTGTTGACGCTGGGAAGTTAGCAAGGCTACCATCACCTCTTACATATTGACTAACTAATCCTGCACCCGTTACAGCTATATCGCCACTTGAAGTTATAGGACTATTTGCAACCGTAAACGCACTTGGCATAGTTAACCCTACGGAGGTCACTGTGCCTGCTGTAATTGCAACCCAAACCGCTGTGCCTACACTTGCATCCGTACATTCATAAGTAGTGCCATCGTCTAATATCCATCTTGAACCGATTATAAATCCTTTAGTATCGTCATCATTTACAGTTGGTGTAGTTGTGAAGTTGTGCGAGACTTCACGAATAGTAAATCCATCGCCAGCCATAACGTATAATCGACCTGCCTCCCATTTTAATTCATAATCAACTGCACACCTTAATGCTATACCTTTAGAACCTCCAAGCCCAGCATCGGTTGTACCCTTTTTTAAATTTGCTCCGTTGTCTAAAAGTATTTTATCTCCATCGCTAATTAAAATATCCTCACCATCTGTTTCATTATTTTCTGCAAGCACTTCGTTTAGGCTAGGAGTGTTGACTATCGGATTAAGCGGATCTGTATTATTAACTAAATCACCTGTTACTGATTCTACACCACCGCCACCTCCACCGCCTCCTGTACCCAAAGTTAAATCATTAGTAGTAGTTGCACTTATTTGTTTTGTCGTAAAGTCTATATCTATAACTATCATGCTACGTCTATTAATTCGCCAATTAAAATATCAGTCATAGTTAATTTTTTACCATCTATAAAGTCAGGGTTTGTTAGGTAAACATCAACTTGACAATATAAACGACCATTAGGTACTTTGTTAATTGATTGTCTGTTTAAAGTTGTTACGGCTTGCGTTGGTGGGCTCCCTACAAAATCAACTTCATTGTTTACAAAACTTTTAAAGCTCAAAACATCGTCTTTTTTTTGGTAAAATATAACTTGCAAATCTATTACGTCTGAATAGTCAATTACAACTCCATCTATATTAAGATTAAGTGTAACTAATTGGTCTGTATTTTTAGCTATTTTATCCATTTGCTCCTATTATTCTAAAGTTTAAACCACGCTTTAATTTTGGGGTGTTGCATTCAGTTGAACACTCGTATTTTATTCCATCAAAAGTCCATTCAACTGATTTACCATATACTAATAATTTATTCAAATATCGACCGCAGTCCGAAGTTACTGCATTTAATAACTGAGCTCTCGATTTGTCAGTAACTTGACCGAAGCCCTCTTGATTATATTGCTCCAATCCCCATTGTGTAGCGTGCATTCCTAAGTATGGAAAATAATTTTTTACACTTGAACTAATTAAAAATTTCTTAGCATAATGATGCCAAAAATTCATAAGTTCAAATAGCTCCCATTTGTTTGTTGGCGGTGCCTCATTTGTACTTACTGCAGTTGCTATATAATAACTATTATCAAAAAAAACTTTATCTCCTATTGCATACGTTTTAGTGGCACTCCACTGCTTTATATTTAATTTTAGTTGCACTTCTATTGCATCTACTAAATTAGGGCATAAATTAGCCTCTAAATCGGTTTCTTGAGCTTTTAAAACCTGTGGTATTATTTGACTCGATGCTGTGTTTGGTGATATAATCCCATAAATAGGAGTAATATCAGTTAAGCTAATAAATGGATAATCATTATTGCGCATTGTCAGTAGTTGTATTTATGATTAATTTTTTAGCTCCAAACTCGCTTATAGTCCAGTCAATAGAATTTCCATAAAAGTCAACAAACATTTGAGTAATTATTCGTTGAATAGGATTAACAGATTGTTTTAAGATGTCCATTGCTTGTTGAATGGCTTTATCATTGCCTAATACAGAAGCCTCTGAATATCCTAATAGCACAGGATGTACGCTCCATAGCTTACAAACTGCACGTTCTATAATATCTCTTTTTGCATTGCTAGCCTCCAATATTGGTTTAGGATCAAAGCCTGTATAAGTAGGCACTTGTTCAGCTGTCTTTACAAAGTTTACAAGCAAACCAAATCTTGAACTTAACCCATCTGAATTTTTCTTTAATCCAGTAAATGAAGTTAATCCATCCGAAATTCTATCTTCTTCGGTTTGCCCTGTTTCATCTTCGCTAGTATTATCAACACCTACGAAGGTCATAACACCACCCAAAACAAAGCCATTTAAAACGGCTTCATAATCCATCTTGGATATTTCTGCTGATGTTTTTATATCTTCTATTGAACTCAAATAATCTGGCAAAGAATAAATAGAACTATCAAATATGTTACCATCATTACAGTAATATATTTCACCATTACCATCATATTCAATTATATTATCTTGTAAGTCTTCTAGGGTTGCTTGGTACCCTACAAAGTTTTGATATTTTACCCATGTGTTTTTTTCTACTTTATCAGTTCCGATAGTTGGATTATATAACCAGCTTTTACCATCTAAACCACGTCTTATTTTTTGATTTGGGAATAATGTAATAGCCTCAACTAATCCTAATCCATTTCTTTTTATGTGCAAAAAAGCACCATTAAAATAGGCAAATGCTAAAGCAATTTTTCTAAGTATTAAATCTGCCGTTTCTTTGGTTTCATTATTCACAATTTTAGTTGAAGCTATTGGACTCACGAACCCATCAGCCTGTACATAGTCGCTGTATTTTTTTAATGATTTTTTAGCTACACCACTATTGTTGATGGCTTCTATTAATTCAAGTGGTAAATTATCATTATGCCCAAATTTATAATAGCTATTTCCACCATTATTATTTTCCTTTGTTTTCGGTAAAAGATTTCTAAAAACTTTTGCTAAATTCATGTTATATGCTTATAATCTACGTCTTTGTTTTTTATAGTGCTAAACCCTTTAGGATGTGTAACTAATTTCTTTATAGGCTTGATGCAAACATACTTATTTTGAAAGTCAATATATACAGCATCCGTTATTTTTTTAGCCATAGAAATTGAATTAATTAATTCATCTACATAATCACAATTTACAATGTAAGCAAAAGCCCCCCAAGTCATAACTTGTTTTGTAAAATCTAAGTTCATCGGTTGTGGTTTACGGCCAAAGGAACCGCCTAGATACATGATGCAAAAATTATCAGGTGCTTGTTTTAAATAGTAGTCTAATTTGTGCGCAAATCCATTGTCGAATATAATATCATCTTCAAATATAGCTACATGCTTGGCTCCAGTGCTTTTAGCCCATTTCAAAGCTTTTAAATGACTTTGCAAACAGGCGTACTCGAAGTTAGTAACTCCATGTATAGGACTTGTTAAGTTAAGTCCATCAACGGCTTCTATTCTTTTGATTTGGCTGGTCTGCCCTTTTTCTTTTTCTCCACTTGTAAAGATTCTACCCGCTTGTTCTCGACAGCTGGCAGTGAATCGCTCTCTTCGGTCGGCACTTCGTTTAAGGTTGATGTAACAGGCGTGTATTGGTGTTGAAATTGCTTTTTTTTTAACTCAACTATTTTACGCTCAACAAAGCAGTGACCTTTTCCTTTATCGGTAGCCATTTTCACTAGCTCGTCATTAATGTTATCTTCATTAATTAACAGGCGTGTGCCTTTGTCATTTTTAAAAACGATTTCAGAAAGTCCATCTTTTAATTGCCATTTGCATAATTTGAAATCACTCATAATTTTTTTTTTGGTTATAAATTTACTTTAATTTTTTGAATATTATCTGATATGTTTTGCAGTTCTATAATTTCGTATCGCATCGAATTTAAACCGCTTTTTTGCCATAGTTTATCTGTTTGCTTTAGTATGTTCTTATTTGAATCATACATGGCTGTAATGGGCTGTTTCTCGTGATTTAAAGACTTATACCTGTTTAGTTGCATATCTACTTTTACGTTTGCTAATATAGTGCGTTTGTAGAGGTCATCATCTTCACCTCCCCATCCCCAATAGCTATTGCTAAATCCGTTACAAGCTAAAAATGAAAGAGCATCAAACATAACCACCCCGCCAAATAAATCTGCATAAGGTTTTTTATAGTTAAATTGACTACATAAACCACTTAAATGGATTGCACCCTCAACATATTGATTGTAAATTTCTTTATTTTCAGCAATTAAATCCACATCATGAAAGCAAACTATATCATCTTTACACTCATTAAATCCAATGTTCATAAGTTTTCCACGATTAAATAACTTTCTTTCCTCTTGTTCTACAATAAGTATATCAAAATCTGAATATTCTTTTAAAAATACTTCTAAATTTTCGGGTCTGTTTCTGTATGGTACTATTATTTTCATGACTGCACTTTTTGAATTATAGCCCACTCAATACATTTATTAATTCTTTCAGTTTGGTCTACATCCTTATCGTACATTCTACTATACCAACTGTGAATCAGCATAGGCTTTTTGTTTACATTTATTATTGTAGACGTTCCATCGGTGCTATCAATATCAGAAAATTCAGCTGATGAAAAGTTTTTAAACATCCAATAAAAAAGCCATGCAAAAGGCTCATCAAGATTATAGTTAGTTTCTATTTCTTTAATCAGATCAAAGTCTATAATATCATTAAAACTATTATACTTTTCTTTGATTGCATCCACATTAAATATATTGAAAAAAGGGTTTGCTGTGTACTTAGATTTGTTTCGATGTGGAATTAATCCACCTCCATCGGGAACGCCTGCATATACCCACCCGTTTCGCTTCATTTGATTAATACAAACGTCTATTAGGTTTTCATTTATTATAAAACAATCTTCATCTATATTAACAACCCATCCGCTTTGTGTTTCAAAAATCCATTTTAAATAATTAACAGCACCCTCAAATCCTTTGAACTGCTTACATTGGATAAATTCGTTTTCGCTACTTAAAAATGATTTAGCAATTTTATACAGCTTTTCATTTTGAGACCTTGTTACTATTGTTTTTTTCATAAACGTTTTTTTATAAAATCGCACAATTCATAATTTTGCTCTTTCTCAAATTCCACTAAAGCAAGTTTCAATAAAGTAACTCTTTTATATTCATCTCCATTAATGTGTTTACGATAATACTTTGAAATTCTAAAGTAAGCCTCAGTTATGCACATCGAGCATTTAATATCTATTCCTTGATTATAAACTAATTCATGATATTTATTAAGTTGTTTAATATCAACTTTATCAATTGAATAATTTAAAACATTTTCTTTTATTTCATCTAATAGCATAACGCAAAAATAAAAAAGCCCACCAAATTAATGGTAGGCTCTTTCAAGTATTTATTCACATTTATTCTGTGATAACGTCTAAGTATGCAATTGTTGCCGTTAAAGAGCCACCAACTAGCATCATATCTGGCAAAGATGATTGGTCACCGCTGAATGTAGCTGTGATACCGAAGTCATCTTGTAGTGCAGTTCCTGTACTTCCACTTAATGCCGACATTTCAAGACCTTTTTCGAGTCCATAAATTTCAACATTCCCAGCTTCCGTTTCATAAATTACAACTACATCGTCTTCATTAAGTAGATTTTTAACTAAATCTCTTTTTTCAGGTGTATCACAAAACATTTTAACGGTTGCATTGTGTTTGATAAGGTTTACATTATCACCAAATACGCCTTCAAAAGCTCCATTGTGAGTGTATGCTTTTCCAGTTATTGTGATTAGCTTATAATCTTGTGATGAAGAATCTTCACCTAATACAAGTGTATTAACATAACCATTTGAATCTTTAGTAGTGCTATCAATTCTACTTAGTGTAGTTAACCAAAGTCTTTTATTGACACCTGCTGTGGCATTTTTCGCCTCACAGGATAACCCTATACTTCTCAGGGTTGGGATGCAATTTTCTGCGCTCATTGTTTTTTATTTTTTATTGTTTAGAAAAAGGGGTGTCGCCACCCCCCTAACCATAAATGTTTAGAATCCTGCAATTACGTTCAAGTCACCAAAAGCATAAGTGTAATCTATCATTGCTGATAAATTAGATTTCAACAAATCTGCATCTGGATCATATCTAGGGTCAATTTCCATAAACCCTTCTCCATCCAAAACAACAGCATGGTTAGATGGTATTGTCAAGATTGCTCTATGTGGATTTACTGTTGAAGCTGGCGAACCAGTTGAATCATAAGTTGCTATTGCGCTATCAAGTAATGAAAGTTCTATAATTGGTATGCCATTATAAGACAAATCAGAAACTCCATTTAAAATTGAAGCTCTATCAGGCGTACCGTTTTGTAAACCAGTTCCGATTTGCAAGTAACGTCTCCAAGCTCTAGCTATTGAAGCTGTTACAATAAATGCTTTTGCAGAATCAGGTTGTCTAAACAATAATTCACTTTGCGCCTGATAAATTGTATTCATAGTATCTTCGATATTAGCTGGCAATAGGTCTGTGCTCGTAATAGAACCAGCATCTACTGTTCCGTCTACATTAGCTACACCTGCAGAAAGTTTTGCAAACACTCCATCAATTCCACTTAACCAAGTTGTTGTTGAAGTTTTATCAGACATAAACAAAGCAGTCAACATTTGAGTGTTAGCGTTGTTCAATTGCTCTCTAGTTATGAAATCCAAAACTTCTGGCACTTGAGTCAAGTCACCTTTTTTAGCTCCATTTGGTAAAGCATCTCCATAAATAGATTTCAACAAAACTGAATAACATTGTGAAAGTGAAAAGTCAAGTTCTGCAGGGTTTAGGTTTTTCTTTACGAATCCGTTCCCAGTTGCATAAGTCCATCCGCAAGTTGTTTTTAGCGTTGGCTCATATACGGCTGGTGATTTGAGATAAATATCTCTGCCTATTTTTCCAACATAATAGTTGAAAGGCAAGGCGTTTACTTTGATTTCTTCAATTAACGGCTCGAACATTACTTCATAAGCAAGTGAGTTGTTAGTTGGCATTGTGGTGATTATATTTCCCATTTTTCTTTTTTTTTAAATTTTATTTTTTAATTATTTATTTTACTTTTTATCTCTAAATGCTTTTAGTGCTGACATTGCATCTTTTGGAGCTTCTACGTTTGAGTTGTGGTTTGCTTGGGTTCCTGTTACTTTTGTATTTTTCCCAGTCACTACCATGTTTTCAAATGCTTTTACTTTTGATGCCAAAACTTCTACATTAGTTTTAGTTTCATTTAAGATTGTTTCTTGTTTTGCAACTAAAGCATCTTTGTCTGCTAATTGAGATTTTAATGCCTCAACTTCAGCTTTCAAAGCATCAACTTCGGTAGTATCTTCAACTGCTTTAATTTCAGTAATTACACCATCAACAGTAACAGCAATAGAGCCGTCTGATAATATGTGTTCAGCATCTGGCACTTTCTCAACCATTGCCTCATCTAAGTAGAGTACAACTCCTTCGCTAACTTCATCTTCAGCAAAGTATATTACTGTGCCATCTTGTAATTCAGCAGTTTTGTTTTTGAACAAACGGCTTTTAATTTGAGCTAGTATTTTATTGATACCAGTCAATTCGGTTTCTAATTTTTGATTTTCCATTTTATTGTTTATTGTTTTTTTATCAAAGTATGCTACTAATCTGTAGCGAGTGTAGGCTTCAATTTCTTTGCCTACTATTTCATCAACAAAGCCCCATTCTATCGCTTCATTTGCCGTTAGTGTAGTCTGCCTATCTAATATTGGTGTAAGCTCTTCAATTGATTTGCTAGTGATTTCAGAATAAAAGTTTTTTATTTTGTTTTCAGCATTTTTTAAATCTTGTGCTAATGCCTCCAAATCCTTAGCCTCCATAGCTTCTGGATAATTTGGCATCCAAAAGGGATTATGAACAAAAAACTCTGCATTTTTGTACATCCTCCTTTTCCCTTTTTTCCCAGCCTGAAATATTACAGTAGCTATTGAACCACACATCCCATTTACGATTGTATTAACTGTATATGGCAGAGTCATTAACTTATCATATATCGCAAACCCTTCCGTAACAGACCCACCGCCACTATTGATATAAATATCCAATTCAACAACTTCTGAATCCAAAGCGTTTAAAGCCCCATTCAAAGTTTCTAAGGTGTAGTTATAACCAATCTCTCCGCTTATGTGAATTTCTTTTTTCATCTCTAGTGCAAAAATCTATATATATTTACAATTATTATTTTTCATGGCTAAAAACAATTATTAATTATGGCTAAAAAAAGATTTCAAATAAGTAAACGAGAATTTATAAACCTATCAATAAACGTGGCTGTGATGCTTGCAGTTGTTATTGTTTTGTACTTTTGTACATCGCTAATTGAATGGAGTTTAAAACTTTCTGATTGGTCAGCTGTTGGTAAGTACTTTGTAATCGTAGCGTCTTATTCAATAATTAAATCTTTACACAACTATGGGAGATAAAGGCGCACCAAAAAAAAATGAAAAAGAAAAGCTATATAAACAGGAGCGCACTGTTTTAAATAAATATTGGACTCACCAACTTGAAGCTATGGTAAAGATTAAAGGTACTGACAAATCAAAGTTTATTCGGGAGGCTATTATTGAGAAGTTGAAAAGTGAAGATTAATCCTAAAGCTCACTAACTTGAACCGACTTATTAACTCCATTCGTAAATCTTGTAAATTCTGAATATTCAAGTACTGGCGGTGGTATTGATCTAACTGCACTAATAACAGTTTCAGCCATTGCAACGCTATTCAAAGAGCTTTGAGCAGTTTGCCTTGCACTAAATCCGCCATCTGTTGTAGGTATAAACCCTGTGGCAAATCTACCCTTCCCAAATTGATAGTTTGGTTTATTGCCAACTGCTAACTCCATCATAGCTAATTGGTCTGAAAATGCCTCGGTAGCCTTCGCAGTCATTACACTTTCACCTCTTGATAACTTAGCATCTATATTGTCGCTTGTTGAAGTTCCAGGACCTCGTAAACCAATAACACCCTTTGCGAACTTTGGTGGCGGTGGTGGTTTTTGACTAGATATAATTCCAATTTGAGCCGCTGTTGTAGCAGCAACTGCAATCGCTGCAATAGCACCAGCAATAGGTCCAAGTTGTGATATTGCATTTATAACTCCTAAAGCACCACCTATAATAGCCTGCACTATTTGAACGGCTTTATTGACTTCAAATTGCTCTTTCTGAATCTTATACTGCTCCATTGCATATTTCTTATTCAGCTCTGCTATTTTAGCTTTCTTTTGTTCTTCATTAAGGGCGGAGGCATTCACAGCATCTATCTCGGAGTTTTTTTGATTTTCTATTGTTTGCAATCTTAATTCATAAATACTATTAATTGCCGACCCTATTTGAGATGCAACTTGACCAAATTGTTCTAATCCTTTTTTAGCTCCTTCTAATGAATCTGGATCTACCCCTAAAGCCTCTGCAACTGTTTTGTCTGTTGGTGTGCTTGCTTCTTTTCTAAGTTTAGCTAAAGCATTCTCAATAGCTTTTATGCCAGCTTCTTCTTCTTTAGTTATAACTCCATCAGCGCCAAAAAAAGCACGTGTTAAAGCAAGTTGTTCTTCAAGGTATTTTATTTGAATTTCTTGTTTTCGTTTATTTTTGTTTTCTTCGCTATCAACTGACAAATCAACTAAATCTAAATCGTTTTTTAGTAGCTTATCATTTAGTGCAACTTGTTTATTGAAAGTTTCTGCATCAATTGCTATTTGTTGGTCATTTACTTTTTTCCTAGCATCCTCAACTTGCTTTGCCCTTTCTTCATCAAACTTTTTCAAGGCTTGAATTTGTTGTTGACCTATTAATAATCTTAAAGCGATTTCAGCTTCAGTATTTCCCTTTACTAAATCTTGTTTCTTTTGAAAACTATCTTCCAATCTATCTCTTTCACTCTTTTGAAATTCATCTTCTAAAGCTAGTATTTGAGAGTCATATGCCTTTTTATCGGCTAATGCCTTTGCGTCATCCGCTTCTTTCTTTTGTCTTCTTTTTTCAGCATCCGCCTCTCTTTTTGCTTGTGCTTTTTCAGCTTCAGCCTCCGCTTTTTCAACTATTTTATTATTTAATTTTACATTTCTTTCGAGAAATACTAAGTTTTCAGTTTCTTGTTTTTCACGTTCTAATAATTTAGCTTGGTAGTCTTTTAATTCTTTTTCGTTTATTCGTTGCTTTTTTTCGGCTATCGCTCTAGTTTTAATTAGGGTTTTATCATTTGCATCGTCTGTTGTAGCAAGTATTCTTAATTGTTCATCATTTATACCATAAGTTTCTTTAAGTGCGTTTTTCATTACTTTTAATTCCGAATCTGTCCTTGCAACTTCTTTCTTAAATATATCCTCTTGTATTTTTTCAGAATCCCTCAATGCCTTTATTTTTTCCTCTTCGCTTTTTGTTCTATCCGTTGCAACTATTTGTAAAAGTTTAATTTGCCTATTTGCTCTTTCTTGTGATATTGAAAACGCCTCAGCTGTATCTTCTAAATCCCTCATTACATCGGTTAGCTCTTGACCTGCTTTTATAGCTCCACTCATACTACCTCCACTAACCAATCCTTTGAAAGCATTACTAATGCCATTAACCACGTCTTCTATTCCATCCGCCACAGGTTTAAAGTCTTTAAATACATTTATCAAGGCTTGCACACCCATAATAATAATAGGGAGTCCAGTAGTAGCTAATGCCATTGCAAAGCCTTTAACGCCTCCGCCTGCGCTAACAAATCCAGCTTTAGCACCTTTTAAGCCTTGTGTCATTGTGCCTAATGCTGGGCTTGTTTTAAGTAGCTCACCAAAAGCCCCTTTAATGCTTTCAGCATAATTACCAACGTTTCGCCTTGTGTCTCCTAATGCTTTTTCTTGATTTTTTAAAACATCATTTACTTGCTTTGCCGTTTCAATTTTTTGATTAAGTGCTTTTTTTTCGGCTTCCGTTGCAGCGGTTGTGTTTACTATTTCACCATAGAGAGCATTGTAAAGTTTTCGATTTGTGGCTATTGAATTACTTTCTAAATCCATTAAATCGGTATTGGACTTAGTTGCTTTGCTAAGCTCATTAACTGCGCTTTTTTGGTTAGTCACAACTGTACTTAAACTATTATACTCTTTTTGCTGTGCTTTTAATTGAGTACTTAATCTAATACCTTCATCGGTAGTCTTTTTTTCTTCATCTGTTAGCAACGCCAACTGATCTTTTGTTTGACCAATAGCCA